CCGCGCCCGCCGCGCCCCAGTCGCCACCCGCGCCACCCGCGCCACCCGCGCCATTGGCCCCCGTGGGAGCACCACCGGTGCCGAAGGTGCCATTGATGCCCGTACCGCCGTCGACGCCGTCTGAGGCAGGCGTGGACAGGCTCGCGCCGCCCCAGCCACACAGGCCACCGCCCGCGCCGCCGCCGCCGCCACCGCCGTTGGCGTAGCTGCCACTGGTGCCGCCCCAGGCGACGCCGCCGCCGCCACCACCGCCACCACCGCCCCAGATCCGGCCGTTGCCGTTGGTGATGTTCAGCGTGTTGCCGATGCCGACGCCCTTGATGGCCATGCCGGCAGGGCGACCATTCAGGCCCGAGGAGAAGTCTGTGAAGGTCGAACCGATCGTCCCGCCTGAGCCGCCCTGCGCGCCGCGCCCGCCGCAGCCGAAGATGTAGCCCAGGTTGAGCAGGTTGACGGTGGACCCGGCAGGCAGGCCGGAGAGATCCAGGGCCGGCACGTTCGGGTTGGTGGAGTAGATGCAGACGCCCTGGCCGATACTGACGTTGACGGTGACCGGCGCGCCCAGCGTCCCCAGGAGCGCGAGCAGGTTCACATTCAGCGTGTTGACCGCAAAGCTGACGCTGAGCGTGGTGCCGGCCGGCGTCGAGATGTTGTAGGCGTGCCGGGTGATCCACTTGCCGAGCGCCGAATCGTAGGTGGCCGTGAAGTAGTCGATGCCGCCGGCGACCGTGGCCAGGGTTGGCGTGAGGCCGTTCTCGAACACGAAGATGGAGTTCCAGGTGAGCGTGCGCCCGCCGGTGCCGTCCTGAATGATTTCCCACTCCAACTCGAAGCCATCGGTCGGATTCGCAAATGCCGCTACCGTCCGGTTGCCGGTAAGGACCGTGCGCTGCCGGTTGCCGTTGTGGGTGTCGAGCGTGATGGTCGGGGAGTCGGCGACCGTGAACCACGGCACACTCGTGGGGATCGTCAGCGTGTTGGTGACGACGGTCGAAGCACCGATTTCAGCGGCCGTCCTGGACTGGCGCATCCAGTTGGCAGCCGGGATGCCGTTCAACTGCGCCGCGCTCGCCGCAGAGGCCTGCGGCGCCGAGACGTTCGTCCCATCGCACCAGACGAGCTGCTGCACGCCCGTGGCAATCGTGACCGTCGTGCCGCCACCGCCGTAGGTGAGCGTGATGGACTGGCCGGTCTCGTTGTCGATCAGGTAGAACTTCTTCACGAGCGACCCAGGCAGCGTGATGGTCGCGGCGCTCGCTGGCGTGCCGACGAACAGCAACGCGAAGTAGCGGCTCGAGCTGGCCACGCCAGGCGTGAGCGCCGGCATGGAGAACGCGGTCGAGGCGCCGATGTTGACCGTCACTTCTCCGGTGATGGCCGTATCCAGCAGGTTCAGCGCATCCGAATTGAGGGTGGCGCCCCAGGTGTTGTTGTACGCGCCGGTGGCCGGCAAGCGCACTTGCAGGTAGGTGGTGTAAGTGTCAGCCATGGTCGATTACCCCTGCGCTTGCTGGTTCTGTGGCATGAGTGGAGGCGAGGAAGGTCCAGACGCCGGCTGGAGCGGAGTCGGGACGCCGCTTTTCATCGCCATCTTCGCATCGTCGCGCGCCTGCGGGAGCAGCTCGCTGTAGTACTTGGATTTCATATCGGCGTAGCGATCGTCGGCCTTCAGGAACTGCTCGCCTTCCATGAGCGCCGCGCAGAACAGCAGCTGGCCGAAGTTGTCGCCGTAGAACGAATTGCCAGAGGCCACGATGCTGATTTGCCGCTGGATGTAGTGACGCACGATGGCCGTGGCGTTGGCGTCCGCAGCCGGCGCGAACTGCCAGAAGTTGGCATTGAGCTCGCAGTAGTACTTCGGCTGGCCGGCGGCCGCCTGGTACATCTTGACGAATGCGAGCGAGCGCTTCACCAGCGGGTACTGCGCGCCGCTGTAGACAACCCACAGGTTGCGCTCCGTGATGAACTGCGAACTGACCTGCGCGAAGGTCGCGGTCTGCGTTGATGCCAGCGCCGGCGAGAACGTCGAGGTGGCCGCGCCGTTCGTCAGCGTCATGGCCACGAGCTCGTTGTCCGGGAATGTGACTGCGTACTGCCCGGTCGCGCCAGCCCAGTTGCCCGTCAGCGTGCCACTGACGGCGCCGGCGGCGAGCAGCGTGGTAAACGTGATGGACTGCGAGCCCGGCGGCTTGGCCACAGTGGTTGCGTTCGTGGCGATCACGACCTGGTCGGTCGGGTCGAACGGCTCCATGTCGAGATCCTGGTCGAGACGAATCTCCGCCAGGTAAATCAACCGGTTGATGTTGTTGAGGTAGCCGGCGCTGGCCAGCACCGGCCAGTCCTGCATCGCCTGCCTGAGCTGCGCGTAGTTAAACCCCTGCATTGTAGACAACCTCGTTGCTTGGGCCGGATACGGCCGTGCCCACCTGGGCCACGACGTAATAGGCGTAGGTGTTCTGCGTGTCGATGGGCCCCTGGCTCATCTGGTCCGTGTACGCGAGTACGCCGCCGCCGAGCGTCTGATACAGCACGAAGCCGGCGCTGTTCACGTTGCGGAAAAGCAGGAATGCCGTGATGCCGCCGGTCGCTTCCGTCCAGGTGAGACGCATGAGCGTGCCTGGCCTGTTGGGCTGGCCCTTCAGCACAGGTGGCACGACAATCGGCGACACCTGGGTGGATATCACGTTCGAGTTGGCGCTACCCATACTCAGCGCTCTCGAGTACGTCGAACCCGCGCACGTAGTAGTACAGAAGCCCTGCCGGCGGCGTGAGGTCCGTGTAGGTCAGGGTCTCGACCGACAGCGCGCCGAACTCGTCGGCCGTGTTCATGATCGTCACGAGCAGCGAGTAGGTGATGCCGTCGATGGAGCGATACACGGAGTAGCCGGCGCTCAGAACCGCGCTCTGCGCGCCCATCTTGTTCGGGCCCACCGCGTCGCGCCCGATGCTGGTCCACTTCAGCACGACATGGCCCGACGCGATCGAGGCCGTCAGGTACGGCGGGAACACCATGTAGGCGTCCGGCGATGGCTTCCACAGCGCCGCCGGGTCAGAGACGATCGCCAGTTTCTCCTGCGGCTGCGGGCCGTCGTAGCACCCGCCGCACACCCGCAGGTTCGGGAAGTAGCCGTCGAAGATCAGTTCACGGTACAGGAAGCGGAGGCCGCACCGTTGGCACAGCCCCCATGCTTTGGACCCTGTAGCGTAAGCAGGCATGTCTGTCAGCTACCCATGCCCGGATACTTCCTGTGAACCTTCGAGCGCACTGCGGCCTTCTCTGCTGGCGTGCCGTTACCCGATACCCGAGCCAAGGCGTTCCGTGCATGGTTCGGGTCATTGATCGGATACCTTCGGCCAGGCAGGGCGAACTCCTGCTCAGGCAGTTCCTTCCGCCTCTCCGTTGTCAGTCTGCTCATCGCCTGCCTCCTGTGAATCACTCGCCGGCGCCTGGGTCGGCGCTTTCGGCGCGCTGGAAAGCATCCGCGGCCCCGTTGACGGACCGGCGATCGCGTCTTCGACAAACCCATTGCCACTCAGCACCGCGCGCACTTCGACCAAGTCCCAATCGAACGTACCGTCGCTGACGACACTGACGTCGTCGGCATCGAACAGGGCGTCGGTCTTGTTGTCCTGCAGCCGGCCGTCCGGGTGAAGCGACCAGCGCGGCCTGGAATTGATGATGTTCATTACCGTCCTCTCCTGTGCATTGCCATTGTGATTCTCACGTCCCCACTCTCACGGTCAGCGTCCAGCGCCAGCGCAAGCGCGCCGCCGATGTTGCGCGGATTCGGGTCACCGCCGCGGTAGAGCATCTGGAGCTCGCCGAACCGCGCCTGGTTGTACTTCTGTGCGATCTTTGCCGACAGGCCGCACACGAAGGCCTCCTGGACGTGCGGCGGCATGGCCAGTTGGTACTGGAGTGCCGTGCCAGGCAGGCTGTTGTTCTTGAAGGCCCAGTACTGGATGACGTCAGTGCTGTTCTCCGGCGTCCGCCACACCGTCATCACGACCTGGTTGTACTGGCGATCGACCAGGTAGCGGTCCGGGCGCCCCAGTTGCGTCTTGTCCGGGATCTCGAGGTACTCGTTGCGGGCCATCGGATTGATGGGCGTCGCACGATTTGAGCGGATCAGCACCGCGTCCGAGATGGTCAGCACTTCCGGCGGCAGCGTGTATGACGCGACGTTCACCGTCGTGGTCTGGCTCACGAGCTCGAACTGCCACTGCCGGAAGCCCAGCGTCAGCCATTCGCTGTTGAACAGGTAGCGCATGGAGCGCAGGATCGACTCGATGTGGTCGTTCCCGATCGACGTCGAGGCCATGCCAGCGCGCTCCCAGGCCTCAGAGACGACGTCTCCGAGGTCGGGAGAGAACCAGTTGTAATTTGCGAAGATCGCCACGGCGTTTTACGCCGTGCGCGACTCGAGCGCCCTGAGTGTGACTGGCCCGCCCGCGGTGACGCGCAGACGAATGCCCATCCAAGGAGTCGTGTTGTCGGTTGTGGTGGCCACGGTCTGCGCCGTCTGCATCAGACTGATGTCGTCGGCGAAACCGCCCGTCTGGTTCATCAGTTCGATGTCGCTGGTCTGCTCGATGTCGTAGGTCGCCGTGACGCCGGCCGCCATGAAGGCCCGGACCTTCCACTGGAAATGCTGCGCCTGCGCGCCGATGACGAGCCAGGGCGAGTACATGATGCCGGATACGCCAATCGTGATCGAACTGGTGGCCGCGGACGCCGCGATGCTGGTGACCGTGGCGTAGACGAATTTACTGGTCGCCGCGGCGCCGCTGGCACCGTTGAAGGTCTCGGTGAGCAGGTTCCCACCGTAGTCCGTACCCTTGACCGTGAACACGACCGCGGTGTCGTTGCCGGCGCTGGTGATGACGACTTTCTGCGGAGGCGTGAGAGTTGCAACGCCACCGGAAGCCAGCGACCCGTTGATGGTCACTGGTCCGGCGGCGCCAAGCGTCTGCGCGAGCGCGATGCCATTGGCCACCGCAGTACCGAACTGCGCCGTGACCTGGTTGCGTGAATGAGGCATGTCAAACTCCTTGTGGTAGCGGGGGTGGGATTTGCACCCACGACTTCCCGGTTATGAGCCGGGCGGGTTGGACTGCTTCCCTACCCCGCACCTGTCATTACGCTGGGGTCTGACCGAACGCTCCCAGGACGGTTGAGTCATCGCCAACCGTCAGGATCATCGCCAGCCACTTCTGGCTGTTGAGCGCGCCTGCCGTGGTGTAGGTGCCACGCACGTCGCCGGTCGAGCTCGTCGCCGGGTTCGTGAGGTCAGCCTTGACGAAGGTACCCGCATCGGCCGCGTCCGCCAGCGTCGTGGCGAAGATGTCGCCGCTATCGACGCGGAACGGCAGGCCCAGCACAGCGCCGGTGCCGACGGTCGCCGCGGTCACGCTCGCGCTGAAGACCAGCGACGTGACGGTGGAGAAGGCCTTCTTGCCGGTGAACGCGGTGCCTGAGGCACTCACTTCGGTCTGCGGCTGGCCGTAGTAGTCGGTGCCGGTGACCGTGAGAATCGCGGTTCCGGTCCAGGCCGCAACGACGTTGCGCGGGATATCCGGTGTACCGACGCCGGCAGTGACCGCGGCCAGGAGGCTGGGCTGGTAGGCGCCTTGCGGGTTGGCAATGGTGACCGTCGGCACGAGCGTGCCGTTGAGCACCGCCGGGACAGAGATGGTGACCGACTGCGACAGGCAGTAGCCGTTGGCCACCGCGAGCGCCGGTGGCACGCCGCCGACAGGCTGACCGCCGCCGGGCTGCTGCGGGCCCACCAAGGCACTGATCGTCGCCGCAGCGATGACGCTGCCAGCAGCGGCCGTGGCTGCCACAAAGTTGCTCTGATTGAACGTGACGGCTGTCGAGCCGTTGGTCAGCGTGGCCTGGATGACCTGGCCGGTGCTGAGCAGGATCTGGTAGCGCGAGTCCGTGGCGCCGGGCCAGACGGCCGTGAGCGTCGCGGTAATCGCGCCGGCCGCAAGAGGTGCCGTGAACGAGATCGGGAGAATTCCCGCTGGCGTAAAGGCATAGGTGATGTGGTTTTCGATACCGGGCTTGTTGCCCTGGTACGGATTGAAGGCGACGCGCCCGAAGTACTTGAATTGGGCGCGACTTAGATTCTGGCGTGACATTGCTCTCTCCTTAGAAGCCCTGGTGGGCCGCGATTGTCAGGAAAAGGCGGGCCAGGATCATCTGGCCCGCCACGATGCTGTGGGTTGTCTCAGTTTCCTGAGCCAGCCACTCCTCGAGGATTGGTCCAGCCTTCGCTGTACCGCTCCGTCAGCTTGTAGCGCAGGTTCCCGGTCTCGAAGTCGCCCTCGAGGCCTTTCTTCAGCGGCCGGCGCTGGAAGGCACGCAGGCCGTCCGGGACGTCGGTGATGAGGAACCACGCGGTCGGGCTGGTCAGATACCGATTGACGGAGAACCCGTCACGGATCGTGCCCAGCTTGAAGATCGCGTTGATGTTGTTGTCGCCGGTGTCGGGCTGGTACGGCGTCATCAACAGGCGCGCGGCGATGAACTGGAGCTCGGTCGGGATGACCAGCTTCTTAATCATCGCGCGCACGGGGATGCCGCGCTCGTCGAGCCACTCCGCGATCTGGATCGACAGCTGCTCCATGGCCGCTTCCGACAGCTGCGCGGAGGTCGCCAGCATGTTCGAGAGCACGCCGCCGCCACCCAGAGGATGGTTCGGATTGAGCAGCGAGACGCCGTCTCCGCCAGGGTTGGTGCTGGCAAAGGCGAAGTTGAGGATGTTGCCGCGGCGAAGTTCCTTGGTGAACTTCATCGACCGCGCCATGGCCCTGGCAATCTGCGACCCCATGGTCAGGTACAGATTGTCCTCGACCGCTTCCTCGGTGATGGCGACCGCCTTGACGATGGTGGAGTGCTGGTAGCGCGCCACAAAGGTCTCGTACATGTCGTCGTAGTCGATCGCGGAGCCTTCCGGCTTCACGTCGGCTGCGGCGGTGCCGGTCATCATCACGTCTTCTTCGTAGGCCTTCTCTGATGGCGATTCGACAAAGATGTCGGGCCACAGATCCGGGTATTCGTTGTAGGCAAGGCCCACAACCGCATTCAGCCCCAATTGGAGCTGTTTGCGCTGGTCGCTTCGTAAAATAGTCATGTGTGCAAACTCCTGGTTGGTTCTGGTGCTGAATCAATACGGGGTCATGATGCCCTTGCGGTAGTGCAGGAAGATCCGCACGAGCGCACGAGCAAATTGGCCGTACTGGTTGTTGGTCAGAGGTTCCAACTCCTCAACCTGGAGCTGCTGAGTCGTAGAAGCGGATGACAGCGTGGTCTGATCCAGCTGCTCGCCGCTGATGCCGGTCGACGTGTTGCCGGCGACCGTCGCGGTCATGTTCGCGGTGTTGCCGGTGTTCGATGTCGCCAGGCCAGCCGCTGCTGACACCTGCACGTCGAACAGGATCTCCGGGTCATCGAACACGTAGGCCTCAGGCGTGCTGCCGGTCAGAACAGCCGTGCCTGTCGGCCAGTACGGGCGCCAGAACGTGTTGCCCGCTGCGTCGATGTAGTTGACGCCCTTGAACGCACCGATGCTCGGGTTCGCACCCGCCGCGACGATGTCGATGTTCTTGAGCACCTTGGCGGTCGCCGGCTTGACCAGGTCACCCTTGAAGATGTTGCTGGCAAGGCCACCGGCGATCGAATAGTAGTTCGGTCGCACCGAACCCCCAGATGCGTGCCGGACGGGAGTGAACCCGGACGGAAAGTTGGGGTTTTGGAAGTTAGCCATGGTCGGTTACCTCGAGAGAATGGTGAGCACTACGCCGACTGCGGTATGCGGCGTCGCCCACGTGCCAGACCCGATTGCACCTGGTTCAGGTCCTCGACCAACGGCATTTTGTCGTTGGCTTCGGCCAGTCCAGGCTTCGGCTTGTTGATCTGTCGCGTGGCGCGATCTCGCTTACCGTTGTAGTAGGCGTCCCGTTGTGCCTTGAGCTCCTCGGGGAGCTTCATCAGCACAGCGCTGTCATTCCCGATCATCTCGCCGTGAACGGACGAACGCTGGGTCGGGAGTGCGTGTGAGTCCGGGTAATCTTTCACCCGGCCAAACTCCCAGCCTTCGGATAAGGCCTTTCTCAGGCCTTCCTCGTCACCGCGATGCCGACCATGCCTGCTGATCCAGCAGGACACGTAGCCTGGTGGGTCTTTCACCCCAGGCAATGTAAATGCAGGCTGCCAGCGCTTGACCTGGCCGTGCTCAACCTCGTGAGCAGCGACCGCGTCTTCGGCGCGGCTGGTGGCCACACGTCGTTCAACCTGGTGGGGGCTGTTCGACTTGACTGCGCGCCGACCCTTCTTCTGCTTGGCAAGGATTGGCTTGTTCCGCTCGCGCAAAGTTCGCTGCTCGAGCAGTTCACGTGTCTGACTGGTGACTTCTAGGTTTCCCATGACTTACGCTCCCAGGGCTATTTTTTCGCGGACGAACTGCATGACGTGCGCGTTGTTACGCGGGTCCATGCCGGCACTTATCATCGTGCTCTGATCCGCTGGCGTGATGACCACCCGGCCGCGCCGAGAGACATCATTGCCGCCACCGCTGCCGCGGTCCTGGAAGTTGGTCGCACCGTTGCGCGCGACGCGCCGGTGACCATTGCCATCAGTCCCGCGCGTGTCATTGCCGCGGGTATCACCATCGTCGTCGCCGTCTTCGGTGCGGCCCTTGCGTCCGCTCTGGATGCCAAGGGATGGGAACTTCTTCTTCACCCTGGCCGCGATTTCGTTGAAGGTCTCGTCGTCGTTGCCGTCGTAGCCTTCCTTGACCAGGTCCGCGTACAGGCTGTTCGCGTACTGGCGCTCGAGCTTGAACTCCGGGTCTTCCCACCAATCCTCGTTGGCGAGGATGAAGCGGGACCCGGCCGCAGTCGGGCCGGTGCGCGCGGCCGCCGCTTGGGCGGTTGCGGCTGCGGCTGCTGCGCCGCCGCCAGTGCCAGCGTGGCTGCCTGCCGCGGCCTGCTTGGTGGCCCAGTACTGGCCTTCGGCGCGCGCCATCTTCCTGGAGATGGCAGCGGCTTCCTTCGAGTCGCCGCGCTCGTTGGCGGCTTCGAGGTCGGCCTGGAGCTTGGTCATGTTGGCTTCGTGCGCGGCGTCAGCGCCAGCGCTCGCATCGGTCTTCTCGAGGGTCAGACCGTCCAGGCGCTTCCTGAGGTCAGCGATTTCGCGCTGGTGCGCGGCCTCGCGCTCGGCCAGGCGCTGGTCGAAGGAACGGTTCATGCGCGCCAGGCGGCGGCGCATCTCCTTCGATTTCATCAGTGGGTCGTTGGCGTCGGCGTCACGGGCGGCGCCTCGGTCATCGTCGTTGTCTCCGCGGGCCGCGGAGGCTATGTCGTCGGCTGCGCGCCGAGTGATGGTCTTCTCTGGATCTGCTGCGTCCAGGTCGATCTCGATGATCTGCGACGCAGGTTCTTGGGCCTTGCCGGCCGTCTCCTGGTTGTCATTAGCCACGTGGTCAGTCTCCGGTGAATGGACTGACCGGAAGACTATGGCTTAGAAAGCTAATCGCCTATGTCAGCCACCGCCAGTTACACGCTTTTTGCACCGGCACATGGCGTCCATCACAGGTAGAACTTGTAAAGGGACGGGTCCTTGACCTCAGTCGTGAGGCTGATTGCCTCCGTAATCAGGTACTGCTCCCCGGTGCGGAAGGTCATCACCCGGCCGGCGTCACGGTCGTACACGAAGTAGCGCCCAATCAGGTCCTTGGGCTTCGACAGGCCTGGGATGATGTCCTTCAGTGCGATGCCGCTGCGCGTCGTGCCCTCGAGAGCCGCCATACCCAGTTTGAGCACCCGGCCGATGTTGGTCTTGAAGCGCTCGGCTTCCATCGACTCGTCGGGCGCGAGCAGGGTGCCGTCGCCGATCGTGGCGGCAGGCTTCACCGGCTCAATGTGGATGTACCAGTAGGTCGGCTCCCCGTCGTAGCCATCGACCAGCAGGTCTCGCTGCTTGATTTCCGCTGGAATCCTGGAGAGCGCGCGGCGCGCCATGCCGGTCACCAGGTCCATGTCGTCATCCTGGCGCTGCGGTTGCATTCCCATCTTCTTCCCCTGAGTTGACCTTCTTGATGATGTCCTGAAGCGTCTCCAGGTGGTTCGCGCACGCATGGAGTTGGCCGCAATGGTACTGGTAGTCGTCGGGCTCCAGCCGCTTGCCTATCTTGTCATTGAACTTGGCGTGCTGCTCGCGCAGATGCGCGCGGAAGCGCTCGACCACCAGGTCGTAGTTCATGTCAGGGCCAGCGCCGCGTCAGGCACACCTGAAGATTCGCGGCACCGGCTTCTTTCGCAGTGTATGCGTCTCAGATTGTGTTCCTCGCCACCGTCTCGCGTTGGCCGTGGCCCATGGCGTTCTTCGCCGGCGCTTCCTGGCCGGCGCGCCCGGCATGGCCGAACGTGGTCGAGTGCTTCACTTCCTTGCTGCCAGTGGCTCGAGTCTCGGCTGCCTCGCGCTCCGGCTCGCCCGCTTCCTTGCGGTTGGCCTTGGAGCTCGCCTCGTCGGAGAACCCTTCGGCGCCTTCAGCGCGAACGGAGTGGTTGGTGCCCATCACGTGGTCGGACTCTACCGACTTGCCGCCCGGCGCGCTACCGCCGCCGGAGACTCTGCGCGGCGGGTTCGACCCTTTCGCCGCATCGGCCCTGGCGTTCCGCCGGTCCTCGCCCGCGTGCGCGGCAGCAGGCGATCGCGCGTTGCCAGCGTCGGCGCTGTGATGGCCTGCCGACTCGCCGCCCGTGTCGCCTTCACTGTGGCGACCTGCAGCGTCGTTGCGGGCCTGTTCGGCGCGTGAAGCCGCCGGGGTGCTCTCGGTGCCTGCGATGCCGCGCAGTTCCTTGTTTTCGTCTGTGTGTTTCATTTGCCTTCAACCTCAGAGTCGTAGCCACTGCCCTTCTCGCCGGAATTCTTGCTGCCACCCGTGTCGTCGGTGACCTCCTGGTCGAAGAAGCCGTCCTCGCCATTCGAGTGGTGCGCCATCTTCACCGGCTTGCCCATGCCAACGTTGCCATTGTGCATGAAGCCATGGTGCCCGGTGGAATGGTGGGAAGACTCGATGCGCGCGCTGGCCGTCTGCTTCCGTGGGATGCCATCGTGCATTTCGCTGCGTTCACTCACGTCTGTTCTCCTGCTTCGGAGTCCATCTGGGCGTTCGGGCCCGGCATGGACGGGGGGTTCTGGCCGCCGGCATCGGATGCCGCCAGCGCTCCTGTAGGGACAGCGCCCTGGGGTCCGCCTACCTGCGGCGCGCCACCCATCGGAGGCATGGCGCCCCCAGCGGTTGGCGGAGTGGCGCCCATTGGCGCGCCTTCGGCACGGCTCCCGGTAGTGTGAGCCGCCATCAGATTGCTGTGGGCGTGCCTGTCGGCATGGTGTGTTTTGTGGCCTTTGTAGCCGTGCTTGGTTCTAGCCGTCATGGGACACCTCAGTTTGAATCGCCTGTTTCGTCACTGTCTTCGCCAGTGCCTTCACCGGCCTTATCCTCGTTGAAGTCGGGCTTCTCGAGGGACGCGCCTTCGCCACCTGGTTCAGCCATGGGTTTGGCGGCAAGTTTGGTGTGCGCCGTACCTGGGTCAGCGCCCGCGGCCGGGACGGGTCTGTTGCCTGGCCTGGTCATTACGCTGGCACCGACAGGCCGCGCTCGAGGGCCTGCTCTCGGTAGAAAGATTCGTTCTGGCCACCGGAGTACATCCGGGCCAGCATCGTCGTAAGGTCCTGAAATCCCATGCCCATTTCCTTGGCCGCGTTGGCGAAGTGCCGCGGCGGGACATCCTGCGTGCCGGCGTGCAGCCGCTGGCGCAGGAATTGGCGCGCGGCGCGGACTTCGGCTGGCGTGGCGGCGCTCATGGCGGCGGTAAACTCCATCTTTCGCCGAGCCAACAGCGACCTACTGAGCACAGCTGCACTGCATGGATGAGCGCTGTCAGACGACTGACGCCATCGAGATGCCGGCAAACCCAATACTGCGAACTGAGGTCGCGGAGAATCATGGTTTCACGTGCGCGTCGGCCTGCGCTTCCTCGGATGCGGCCGCGCGCGCCACCTGGTCGGCGTGGTCCATGCCCTGCTCGTGGGACTGAGCGCCCTGCTCGAGCGTCTGGTCGTGCGAGGCTGCGCCCTGCTCCAGTTGCTGCTCGTGCGCAGCGGCACCTTGGTCGAGCTGCTGCTCGTGCCTGGCGTCGGCGTGCACCAGATCCTGGCCGGTGGTGGCTTCCTTGTGCACAATCTTCTGACCGTGCTCGGCCGCGCCGCGGATGATCTTCACGGCGCCCACCGTGTCCAGCCTGGCTTCCTGGTTGGCCAGCGCGGCGTCCTTGCGGCGCTCCTCGTTCTCGAACGCGGTCTGCTTGCGGGTCTCCTCAGCGGAGGCCTTGTTGTTGGCGATTTCGATTTCGGCCTTGGCGGACGCCTGCTTGTTGGCGATCTCCATCTGGCCGGCCTGCTGCTCGGCGCTGGGCGTCTGCGGCTTGGGCTGCGGGTGCGGCATGGTCTTCAGCGCGCCGGCCATCCGCTGGTCGAGCTGGGCGGTCATCCGTTGGTCCATCGAATGCGGGTTGCCCTGGGCGTCGAAGTTCGGCGGCATCCCAATCGCCTGCATCATCTGGATTGTGTACAGGGCCGAGTAGTGGTCCTGGATGTGCGACTGCATGTGCGGGTTCAGGTTCTTCAGCACTTCCTGCGGGAACATGCCCTGAGCCCTGGCCATGCCGTCCTGGTGAATCTGGATGTGCGAAAGATGCTCCTGAAGCGGGAACACCGTCGCGCTCTGGCCCTTGAACATCAAGGCATTTTCGCTGATGGCGTCCAAGTACTGCGGCTGCTCAGCCTTCGGGGCGATCGCGTCCAGGTTCGGCACCTTCAGCGCCACGAGCATCCGCCTGTGCGCCTCAACCCGCTCCGCCGGCTTGTAGAGATCCGGCGCCTGGCTCTGCATGTCCAGCACGGCCTGTGCGCGCATGATCCGCTGGGTGTCGCTCGAGACGTTCGGGTCGGTGACCGCGATGACCTCGACGCCAGGGGCGAAGTCCTGCTTGAGCAGCGACTCCTGGCTGTCCCCAAGCTGGTAGTCGTACCTGGGCGGCATGAAGTCTTCGATGAGCTCGCACAGCATATCGAGTTCTTCGGACATCGACACGTGCAGGCGCTTGTGGATGGCGGACTGCGGCTTCGCGGCCTGTTCGATCAGGGCGATCGTGGTACCCACCGGGCCCGTGTTGTTGCCATCGCCTACCGCGGCGTCGGTCGTGCCGGCGAAGCGCTGGCCGGCTTCGACGAGCTGGCCCAGCAACTGGAATAACGCAGGGCTTGGCTCCTTGAATGGGGGTGTGTAGAAGCTCTTGGCCAGGTCTTCGGCGGTCGAGTCGATTGACTTCCAAACACCATGCTCGAGCCGGAGTTCGCCGGCGACACGGCCCTCCTTCGTAAAAAAGCCGCCTTGAAAATTGGCAGCGAGGGCCCCGTCGAGCAGCGCATTGACAGCGCCTGAAGCCGATAGCCCAAGGCTCCCTATCACGTGGGGGTAACCCCAGCCATAGAAGCCCAACCCTGGAAGGAACTGGTGGTGCGTGAACCAGAGCCGCTTCTTGTGCTTCTGGTCCTTCTGGCGCCAGTTGCGCCGACACATGAGGATTTCGTTGTTCTCGCTGTCGACGACGACGATGTAGGGCCTCGAGCCCGTGTCCATCTCGTCCAGGTCCTTGGCGCCGGCGCCATCCGGGTCGCAATCGAGCTGCAGGTCAACGTGGTACTCGTACATCGCGTACAGCCGGTCCTTCTCGTGCAGGACGGGCTCGCGGTAGTCACTCTGGTCGGCGGAAATCGCGTGCTTGGCGGTATCGAGCGACGGCTGCGGCAGGTAGACGTCGCAGAAGATGCCGATTTGCTGAGCCTTATCAACGTCCTCGCCGGTCATCGTGAACTCGTGCGCGTACCTGGGCATGGATTCCAGGTCAGTGCCGGCGTAGGGCGCAATGAAGTTCGTGCCCTTCACGTGACGGAGCCGCGGCAGGCCGGTGGTGTAGTCCTGGCTGGCCTTGCGGAAGACGCTGCCGCCCATCGGCAGGTACATCAGCATCTTG